GAAATCATATTCATAGAAGAAAATCCTCCTTCAAATCCACCAGAAGCTCCTATTGTCAGTGATCCACCAGGTATTCTAAGGCCTAAAGAATTTTCTGTTGGTATCGTGGATGGCCAATAGAAAAAAGGATGTAGTGAATAATCTGCTATAGTGCCGTCTGCTATATCACTTCTAGAAAATTCTAAAAGAGGTGAATCATTTACACTACTATCATTAGATATCGAAAATTTAGAAAGGAGTTCGTCGATAACACCGCTTTCTGGTGTAACGTCGCTAAGGACAAATAAATAATTTTTAGGCAATATCTGGGACATCTGTATAGCAACACCGGTGCCTCCTGCATAGGTAGCTCCCGCTGGATAGGTGAAGCTATCTGTTCTAAATAGATCTGATCCTGTTCTTAGATTATATCCTGTAGAATTCCATCCTGTCAGTTCTAATGTGTATATGTCACTAGTAGATGAATTTATCCAATAATCTCCTTCTTGTGCATAACCAGCTGGGGTTAGCGAAGAAACAAACCATCTTGTTCCCCTTGCTCCGGATAATCCGGTATGGCCAAATGTGCCAACATCACCAATAGCTCCTCTGTCCCCTGTTGGGCCTAAAGTACCCTGGCTTCCTCCATGAAGTTCTACTATTTCATCGAAGTTGTTATTCAACTTGTTTACTAGCTGACCCTGGTTGTCACCGTAATTTAAGGCCTGTATATTAGTATTTGGCATTTCTTATATCTTAGCTATTCTTATATTAAACATTAGTGAGTAATAGAATCCAACTTCAGTTGAATATTCAAACTCATATATTAAATTGGTAATTGGTGTTAATTTATAGTTGCTATCTATAAAATATTCCATCTTATATCTATCAGAAGGAAATAAATCGCCTCTAACTATTTCTAAATCTGGTATTACAGTATTTGCTGTCTTTTTAACGTATAAATCAAATTCATCACCCCTGTATATAGGTGCAACATTTACATCTATGTAAGTGTTTATATCATCGTTTATTGATAAGGGATCACCTACACCAAATTGTGATATCATGTTGTCTATAAAAACTTTCTTTACGCCAGAATTTAATAGGTATCTTCTAAGTATTCTATCTACTCTTATTATACCTTTTATTTTACCCTGATCCGGAAAATTCTGCCAAATAACTTCTGCATTAGTAAATATCTTAAGATCCAATTTATTGTAATCAACACCAGAAAGATAAGGACCGACTGATCCTATTCCAGTAGCCGAGTTACTTTTTGATATCTCCTGAACGCTTTTGATATAGCTATCAATTGTTGCATTTATTATCTTTGTATTTCTGCTACCCGTTGTTCTAGAAATCTCCAAAGTGATATAATTATTAGCCTGAATTGGATCTGGAGTTTGCATAACCTTCGAGCCAAAAAAAGTTTTATATTCTTTCATTGCTCTAGTACCTGCTACTGGAGATCCTTTACCGGTGCTAATGTATCTGTTATAATATCCAGGATCCCAAGACGAAGAGAATATATTAAAATCTTTTTTAGCTATAGGGGTTAATCCAATTAAAGGATAAACAGGACCCTGTGGATACGAGCTTGCAGCAGCTAATATATTAGATCCTTCCGAAACCTTGGTATATGATAAATTTCTTGATATTCCGAAATATGCTTTATCTGGAGCGAAGTTACAATTTCTAAAAGATAAATCGATTGAATTAGATCCAATTATGGTATCGGATTTATCCCTATCGAAATGTATAACTTTTCTGAATATAGGCTCATATGCACCAGAATATCTAGTAAAGATAGACGGTAAACCCGGATCTGGATTTTTTATAGAATAACCAGTTTCAACCCTTGCGCCTTTTAGTGTTTGCGGTCCACTATAATCTCTAACAACCAACGATCCGCTAGGTTTTGTTATTTTAGTTGGTTTTTCGAAATAAAGTTCAAACCCATCGGAAACTAATATTGTTGATACGGACGACGAATCCCATTCATAAGTTTGGTATTTTATATACTGGGAACTTCTATTGAATTTATCCGCTATATAAGATACCGAGCACCTTGATAATATCCCTTTATAATAGTTAGATCCGCCACCTAGCTGTACAACAGGTTTACCCTTGTATATAGAAGAGGGTCCAACAGGAACGGTTACTGGACTAGATGTGGAAAATGGTATGGCGAATAAATAAGAAGATCCCGTAGCGACCTTTCCGAACTCTACAAAGCTAGGGCCAACCCCAGTTGGCCAAGGATATGTGGATGCTATAGGTGATACGCTAAAGCTTCCGGCCCCTGTTGAGCTTAGTCCTCCCGTAGCACCATCAGGATTTGGTACATATATAGTATGTATTTCTTCTCTTAGATCCGTATCATAATCAGGATTTTTTACTATATTTATAATTCCCGTTGCTCTGGTTGTATTAACAACACTGCCTGATACCAACGAAAGATCTAGAGCAGCACTTAATTTTATATCATCTATTGAATAAAATTTTTGCGAAGATGCTAAGGGATATTTTATTTTTTCCTTATCGTTTAATGTATAAAGAAGAGTGTAATCTAAAATAGGATTTCCCCCTGTCCCCCCTGTATATCCAAGATCAAATGCCTTCTGATCCTTAATCACTATATCACAAACAAAAAGTATAAATTTTTGCTGGTCATTTTCTATTACCTGATATTTAACAGGCGGCTGTATAATAGCGTTATCCTCAGGAATAGCTCTTAATATAGCAGAGAATTTATAATCTTCATAACCCCTATAATATTTTATGTAGCGGTCGGATTCTACCGAACCATCAAAATAAGTATCAGATCTTTTCTTTAGAACTATTTTGCATCCTCTAAATATTGTCTCATAATATCCGGAAGCTTCGCTATAGACTAAAGGTGTAAATAATTCTTTAGTGTAAAATGAGCTGTCTCTAAATTCTGAATCATAATCAGAAGGTTCCACAGTAAAATACGAGGAAAGATATAAGACATCATTCGGATCTGCACTTTTTGCTTTATCCAAATCTATTCTGTGTGGGAGATAACTGTTCTGATCATTCATAAACTCCTTGGGAAAATATCTAGGCGGTTGCTCCAATAAAAACAATTCATGGGTTAGATATTTCGGATCAGGAGCTATTTTTTCAAAGCTTGGAGAAAAATTTGTAGGAGAGAAAGCAGGGCTACTATTTAACCTATACCTATTTCCTCTAGAATCAGTACCTAGTGATGACCCCCATTTATTTATATAAGGAACTATTCTTGATATGTTAGCTCTTTGTACCGTATAATTCTCCTTGAGATATTCATATTCAGTATTAATTTTACCGTAATAGAATACTTCTTCCTTGGTTGGACTAACGTTCTTAGGGTCAAGTAAAATTCCTTGAATGCCTATAAATCCATTAAAAGATTCTAGGTCTCTGGTATATCCTATGCTAGAATAAGCTGCTGACGGAGAAGTGTATAAAACATCGGAATACTGTGCAGGGAATACTACCACATTTCCAGATGATGCTGTCCTCGATATAAGATCATTTACTGCTGCATTGGAAGAACTTAGATTTAAACTTGGATCTGAAATTTTAAATGACGTATATCCGGTTACCCCGTAAAATAGATTACCCTCATTGTAGATATTTCCTGTACCCCCGTAGCTTATTTGCCCTTTTTTTACAAAATATGGGATATTAGGTTCTATTACACTATCAGTATCTGGTTTTATCTGGAAATACTTATATGTTTCGGGAATTGGCGAATAGCTATAGTCGGAACTCCAGAAATCAAAATTAAATTCTTTAGTGTCAAAGAAAGTGAATACCCCAATGTTTAAAGACGCAGAATCATATACGTTAAAAGAACTGTCGGATCCCAAATTTATCTGTGAATATATGTCGCTAAGATTTAGTACAAGCTTATATTGAAAGTCATTAAAGCCAACGATTTTTCTAGTAATAGGATCAATCTTAGGATCATCTACGTACTTATTAACAGAGTCAATCATAGAAAATCCCGACTCGGTCTTAATGTAATAACCAGGTAAAACTTGATTTGAATATTTACTATCAAATACTATTCTATTGTTTTTATTCACCGTCCCGCCTATGAATTTAACATTCTCCGTAATCTCCGAAACATCAGTCCCGTTTATCTTAACGTATCCTGGATATTCGAAAGTAGAATACTCAATCCAGTTATTAGATAAATTTGGACTAGTCGTAAATTGATTTCCCCCTGTTGGTCCTATCCAGCTAGATGTGGAATAATATATGTCATCATAAAGAACAATATCATTTTCTAAATATGTTGTCATGTTATCCCATGCCCCCTTATACTTAGAAGTAAAATTAGCATAGTTATCAAATATCGAAACAGAATATGTATTATTTCCGTATAGTCCTGAATTTTTAACTCTAATAATAGTGGATTGTCCCGAGTTACCGTAATCCATAGTTGAGATATCTATATCACCAAGCACCGAGTATAATGCTAAAGCTATCTCATTAGTTGTTCCCGTAGATGCGTTAAAATAGTAAGAATTACCGGTTGAGTAATACGATCCGCCCGTCCATATCATCATAGATGAGTAATCTGCAGAACTTATCAAATCATACCTTCTTGATCCATCTTTTCTAGATCCGTTTGGCCAATATAGTTTAATCGTCAAAGGTGTATTCTTATCATAAGATTGAAGAAATTCGATCTCTGTATAAGCTTTACCAGCACCCAAAGGTAGATCTCCCTTTATAGTAACCAACTTATCGTCGCTCCCCGTAAATTTTAGAAGATCTATAGTTTTATTTTGTATTACCAGTGATCCTGATGTCGCACCCGTCGATCCAGTTGCAGAAAATTCTCCAGTGGTATAATTAAAAGGTCCATAAGAATATTTAGGATTAGAACCCCCATATACTTGATAATCCTCAGTTCTTTTTAAATTATAGAAGTTGTCATTTTTATCGGTTAAATAAAATAACTTATTTGGGTCCAACAGATTCACGTTATCTGAGCCTGGTAAAAATCCCGTTGCATTTTCATAAAATAATCTAATCCCTGAAGTAGCACCTAACTCGTAGGAATTGTTATTATAATAATATCCGACATTATCCCTCGATGGTATAGGTGTATTTTCATTGCCTTCTAAATTTCTATACTCATAGAAGAATTTGCCATTTGTTCTTAAAGTAGCAATATCGTTTCTGGAAACATACATCCCAACATATCTGTTTATTGTGTATAAATCAGAATCATCATCATCAAAGAAAAACTCAAGATTAAGAAGGTTGGGGCAAACTATACCATTTCGGGAAAATCCCGAAGTTACGTAATCCTCAAGATCGATCATAGGATCTGATTTAGAAGAAGACAAATATTGATTCAGTAATTCACCCTTTCTGGTATAAACACCATCTGATACACTGACCCCTTTATAGTAGGTATATGAATTATATCCCCAACTTATCTCAAGAGGTGAATTTGAGAATTGTTTATTGTTGAATATTGATCTTATGTACTTACCAATCTTAGTATTCTCTCGGAGATCAAAAGTTTTTATCGCAGTTGCTTTATTTAAGATCTTATTTTTAAATGTCGAAGATACGTCATCTACTAGTGGTAAATTTTCTAACTCTGCATATACCGCAACCTTACCAGTACCACTTATTATACTGTAAGTTGAATTGTTTGTATTACCCTTGAATATTTGTCCATCATAATAGTATATGTCGCTCCCCGAAGGATTCTTGCCGTAAGAAATTTTAAATTCCTCCGCAGTGTCATAATCAGCAATTACCTTGTAACTTTTAGTCGGTTCTATTTGGGTTACGTTTAGTGAATACGGATAATCCATCGGATCATCTAATTTAAAGATAACAAAAAAATCGGGTATTTCATTCTTGATCCATAATGGAGCAAAATAGCTAAAATCCTCTGTATAGTTTTTATCAATTAAAGCAGATGCACCGCTTGCATAAAAAAAATCATACTGATCAGAAAAATACTGAGCGGGTTGGTTTTCACCATTACTGAATTTACCAACCTGGAATATTATATCATTAGAGATCTTACCATTAGAAAAAAAAGTAGAGACATCACTTGCATAGCTATTCTCCCCTGTTACTGTGTATTTTTTAAATGCATCATTACTTAGGGTGTTATTTACGTCCATTGAATTGAACCAAACACCGCCTTGAGAATCTACTGAAATTTTAAAATTCCCGGTTAATTTTGGATTCGTTCTAATAACAGAAAAAGAAGTATTATAATCAAAAAGTCTGGATTGAGACATATTTTAAGCCCGTATTATGTTTTATTAAAAATTAAGTGATTTAACACCGCTATCAAAATTAGGAGCTACTAAAGTGTCATTTTGATATGCTCCACTGACCTGTATATCGAACGAGAATGAGTCATCATTTCTTATTTGTATATCAATACCTAATTTTTTAGTGTATGCTATATTAGATAAATTTCCAGCCTTTCTCCATCCCCCAATATATCCTAATTTATCCACTGCTCTAAATTGGAATATTACTGGTATATTTATTGAATTTGTTTCGCCTTCGCCTAAATATGTAACAGATAATACTGTTGTTCCTGGTACCTGTAATACAGTGTTAGAAACCGGACCAAGATATAAATAAGCCCCACATGAATATTTACCTATTAGATACTCGTCATTAGAAGAGAATCCTAATTTATCCGCGTACATATTATCTTCTCTGGCTGCAGTAGCGCCAGTAGCAAAATCTATAGGGGTTCTTGATGATTGCTGAACCCAATATTGTGGTAAACTAGTATCACCCCAGAATGTTTGCGTGTGTCTAAATGGTGCATAACTTACAGAAGTTGAGCTGTAAGGCTTAACCATATCTGGATAACTAGTGAATGAATAAGTACTTCCAACAGAAGTCAAGTAAGGATGACTTGTGTGTATACAGAATTCTGATAAATATCCGTTTCCTACCGGAGATCCGCCCGTTGTACCGGTGAATGTTCCGTTCCAAACAGCTGCTGCAGTACCACCTATGACTGTACTATATGATGAAGTTAATGTAGGATCATAAGGTGTAAAAATTGTACCGTTCTGCGGATAAATCCCGGATGTACCAAAATTACTTTGTGTGGAAGATGAAATCCCGTTATATGTATACGAAGAGCTATACGAGTTTGTGAAATATTGACCCAAATCAGTTAGTGCAGGATTGTAATAAAGTACCTGATTAAATCCTATGTTTTTATACCTAGGATAAAGATACTGTGAATACGCGCTAGACGAAGCATAAGGAGGAGCCTGTCTAAAATCTGTTGAGCTTTCAACATCATTAGTTACTAGTGCAGTCAAAGATATAGGACCATCGCCATATCTCAAATTATCATTATACCCTACAGGGAATGCCGAGGATATTGAAGATGGTACTTTAGTCTCTAGTCCCCCTGGAATTATAGAAGCAAGTTCTATCGGATTAGCTTTCTCATTGTATAGCTGAATATTATAAGATATGGAAGCTATTTTACCAGCATCAGTGGTCGTTGCATTAGTAAATATGTCATTATAGAATCCGGAATTAAGTTTGATCGTAGATCCCTTAGAAACTTTTATTTTATTATTATTTGCATCTACTATATAAACCTGAAGGATTCCCTTAGTATTACTTAATTCAGCTTTTAACATTGTTAACTGATTCTGTAAATCTGTTAACTTATCAAATAGATTTACTACAGTCCCAGCATTGCTATAAAACCCGCTAGCAATACCAACTGAACTGTGGTAATATGTAGCATTGCCAGAGGTAAATTGCTCAGATAAGTGAGAGGGTAAACCTTGAGCATTTAGCTCTGCTTGCATTCTTGTAACTGCAGAATCTTCGGTATTAGTTCTTAATGCTACATCCACCCCGGTAACTGATAAGTTATCAGGGAAAGATACTATAGTGGATTGGGAGTAATCAGAAGTTAAAGGATTCTCTGGCCATCCAGCTTCAGATATTGAAGCTATTTGGATTTCTAATTTTTCGCCCTTTGTTATAGCTAGATCTAGCTGATTAATATTTTGAACATCAGAATTAGAAGGATCCTCTGGTGCCCATATATAAACGCCCTTCTTTGGATCATAAACTTTTTTTCTAATGTCAGTTTTGTATTCTGTCCAATTAGAAAAAGAAGCATTTTTCTTAGTTCCGTCATTGTCCAAAAATTCTATCTGATCGTTTGGCTGTGCTGATCCGCTATCACTAAGATATCTGTACCTAACTTTAAATTGAATAACCTCCTGTGACCCTGTTGATGGACTAATCTGAGGAGACGGAAATGCCCAGAATCCCCTAACTCTATATTTAGGTGGGGTTACTATTTGAGGAGCATCCACGCTGAGGGTCTTAACTTCGGAAACTAGAGAAGAATAGAGTTCTACTTTTTTAACTCTCTCCTGTATAAGTGAGCTTAGATTTGCTTTAACTGCCTCTACGTTAACTCCTATTGGAGTTGTCTTTTGTCCGGTTACACTAACTGGACTTAAATTAGAACCTAATATAGGACTGGAATTTACATTAGTTAATTGTAAGGATCCTTCGTTTATAGCAGAAAACCCAGTGTTTAATTGAAGTTTAGATTGGTTGATTGATTCATCAAGCTGATTTATTTCGCTCTTTATAGATGATTTCATCGCTAATTTATCATTAACAACTTTTATCGGTGTAGAATCTGTTACCTGTTTGTTTATCTGTACTACTTTAAAATTACTTTGTGCTATTACCGGTGCAGTCGGTACTAATCCCTCAATAGCAGGCACTTTATTTTCTTTAGCTGCCCCAAGAAATATTTTACCCAGATCTGATACTTCACTTAGGTAATATGCTTCTAGATTTACAACTTGACCATTTGAATTTTTAGTCTGAAGTTCGTTGCTCCAAAAAACAATACCAGTTGACCATACCGCTCCAACTATATTGAAATTATCGTCAATAGCTTTAAAGAAAATTCCTTGTCTTTCGTTATATCCAATATTAACCTGTGCATATCTAGGACCAAAATCTGTCGAAGATATCGAAAGCGTGTTTGCACCTATTGTAATTGGTTGATATCCGGAAATTCTTTTAGCCTGTATAGAAGATTGATCTCTATCTACCGATGTTACCTGATACAGTGTTCCGTCTTGTGTTGCTATCTGATCGCCAACATTAAGTGATCTACCGTCGACAAATGTGCTAAGCGTATCTGTATATGCAAGTTTATCAAGTTTGTAATTTCTTCTTGTTTCCTGAAATTGATTCCCGCTTGCATCAGTAATGGTAACTAGATCGTCATAATAACTGGTTACACTAAATCCACCAACAAATCTTATTGTTCTTAGTGGAAGCTGTTCTATCGACTCGTCTACAAAATACCCAATCCCATTATCTGTTAATGTCTGAATAAATTGATCATAAGAAAGATCATTTCTACCCTTTAAACTCGTATCAAAATAATTCTTCTGAGTATCTGTGGTGGTATTTGCAATTATCCGCTTAACCACTATTCTATCTGCTGCTTCTGGAACTTGGCCCGTTACATTTACGTTTATGTATAAAAGAGGGGTTAAAAAGCTTTCAAAGAACCAGTTATCCTTAACATCAAATGTGCTTGGTACTGCTAGGTTTGTTAATCTAGCGGGTTCTTTTAAAGGCTCGCTTTTGTAAATCTGAGAGTATGTGCCATCTGGATTTCTTACCGTTGCAGATGAATCGCTAATACCAGCTAAAGATTGAATGTTATTATCAATTCTTTGAATTTCCCCCCTTAAAAAGCCATAAGAAGGAATGTTTTGGTTTTGAGGTAGACCTTGTTCGTCAAGGAATTCTATCGTAACTGTATCATTAGTAGATACCGCAACTTCATTTAATCCATTTATAATTTCTAATGAATTTTTTTGGAGCCTCAGAAACTGAGCTACTAATGAACTTATTGAATTTTGTGTGCCTGCCATTTAATTTTTAATGTTATTGGTTATTCGTTAAACTTTTTCCTACTATATCTACTTGGAATTTTAAATTCTTCTCATCTATACAGACAATTTCAAAAACTGGCATATAATCATATGCAGAAAATGAGCTATCATCAAGTGAAACTATAAGAGTAGAATAAGCAACTCCTGATGGATTGCTTAATGGGTATAACCCATCAGCATTAGTTAATATGTTTATTATAAAATTATTAGGATATACTTGATCGCCAAAGGATATTCTAAATCTTTGTCCTGACACCCATCTAGAGTTTGCGCTATCCTTTAATCTTATTGTTAAATCTCCATTTAGAGTTAGTGGTGTGCTATTATTAACGTGCTTGAAATAATTTGAATAATTTATGAGCGGTATCTCGTTTAATCCGCTCTGTGTTAAAGTTCCTTTACTTAAAGTATTGGAGATATTAAAATCCTGTACAGCATTTATAACAGAGAGTTGATTGGGTACACTTCTATCTACAATTATACCAGCACCTTGTTTAACGAGATCTAGATCATACGATATTTCAACGCTAGTTTGATTATTTAGTATTGATCTTACTAAATCATAATTCTGATCAATAAGTTGCATTATAGACTGTGTATTGTTGAATAAAGCTTGATTTGCAGCTAATGTTTTTTCAATACTTTCTATTCTTCTGTCCATATTGATGGAAGTTGGACTGCTTAGAGTTACATTTTCTAAATTTGTTACCCTGTTACTTAATCCAATAAAATCAGAAGAAGCATTATTTAGTGTCGAGCTAGCATCTTGTAAAACGTTCATGGCATCCATGAACATAGAGAGAGAGAATGGCGAGTAATCATTTATAGCTTGCTCTACCCCAGTCTGATCAACATCAGTATCAAATTTTAGATTAATTTTAAATCCGTATGAGTTACCATTTAATTTGGTTACCGGATTAGGCCTATGTTTCTTTAATCTAGGAATATAAATATCACCTCCTTCACTATTTACGTCATCTAAAAATAAGACACCATACAGGTTCGTAGCGGACGTAGAAGGATTCGCTGGATCATATACATCATAATATATCAATACTGTGTTAAACTCAAAGTCTGCTGCATCTGCGGTGGCGTTAAACTCCTCTAATGTAGAAATATTAGAATTGGTTAATATCTGCTGGTATGAGTTTGGATTGAAATCAATACCAATAGAATCCAATTTGCTCCTAGTGTAAACTAGAGTGTTAGAATTATCGGTCTTGGTAAGAATATAGTTAGAAGGATCAGTAAAAATGTTTTCTGAAAAATAAGTGTTTGCTGTGTCTCTAGGAGAATACCAGTTACCAGCTGCAGTGGCTCCGTTAATTCCGGTATCGAAATATGTAGCTGTAGGTGCTCCTAAAACATCATCATCAAAAATTGCTAGAGTTGTTAATCCACTAGGATTAGTTTCGTCATAATTTCTGCCGAAAAGATATTCATCATTTAAAGGATTACTTGGGTTATTAGTCCATTGATAATCTGGATAATAATTTTTATCAGTTACGTTCTTAAATAAAACATATGGTGTATTTCCGTCCTTAGTTGGAATATAAACATAAACCTCAGAATATGCGTTTGTTGAATTCTTTACAGAGTTAACGATATCTAAATTACCAACATACTGAACCACCCTATTATATGGTGCTCCAGTCATTCCATAAGCTCCTGTAGTTCCGTAAGGTGCATCGCCTTCAACGTATCTTTTCTGAGTTATGGGAACGTCATTGACAATAGTAACGGTATTCTGATCCAATGCAGGAGAAACCTCAGTCGAATCAGCCGCTGAATATCTAATCGCTCCTATTTCCTTTAACCATTTAAAAAATATTCTTTCCGAAATATTTTGCTTTAGTGAAGAATCGTATTGATCGTCACCTGTTATAGTAGACTCTATGTTTAAGCAATAGCTCTGAAAACTTTGGGAGAAATCTATATTTGCATCGCCAGTTATAATTTGCTGAGTGCTATTAGCCCAATCGAGAAATGCACTGTCCGGACCATTTAATCTTACGTAGTTGGTTTGAGTAGATGCACTGTTATCTATATTAGGTATGTTCAATAAAGCAAACTTGGAAAATCTAAATTTACTGTCAGAGTTATTGAACGTAAATGAAAGATCCTCAGCAGACGAAGAAAAGGTGTAGAATGTCCCTCCCTGTACTTGTAAAGGCCGCACAAAAGGTGTTTTTGCCATTTTTATTTTTTATTTATTATTTTATTAAACCGTTACATTAGTGCCTGATAAAACGATCCAAGAACCATTTTGATCTGCTTGGCCTTGGCCGACTCTAGGTTCCCATTGAAGAGTTACTGATGAACGATAAGCTTTGCTAGCAGCTATTGTTATACCACCGGTAGCATATCCACCATAATTAGCACTGGTATTAAATCCGGTGTAGTAGGTTGAGGTTGTTCCTGTTACCCCAGTATAGATATACCCTGTTGCCGCTGACGTATTAACGATAGTTACTCTAGTTCCTTGTGCAATATTAGGTAGGGTTAAACCTACTGGGGATGTTCCGTCGACAACTTTCATATAGAATCCAGTAGGTCCACAATTTGCATAAATAACGTCTTCTAAACCTGAAAATTGATAAGGAGAGTTTACTGAGGTAACAAGTCCACCACCACCAATTCCAGATGCTGTTGAAGCAAACGCCGAACCTGCAGTTAAACCACTTCTATAAGTTGTATTTGAACTTATAACGTGACCCACAGGACCTAATTTAAGTGCTCCATTAGCACTTAGACTTCCATTAAAACTAGATGTTCCGCCAGCTACGAAAATAGAGGATGATCCAAATGTAACCGTTCCATTTAGTACTACAGCTCCTGATGCTGTTATATCAGTAGATTGTACGCTTACAAATGAAGCTGCTCCTAAGTTGTTTACTGATGCTGTAGGTACGCCCGTAGAAGGAATAGATAAAGCATCAAAAGCTCCAATCTTTGCTTGTACTTTACCCGTAGAAGCCCCACTAAGATCTAGTATTCCGTTTACCGTATCGATACCAAAAACTGTGATGTATCCATTTATCCAATTTTGTAAGATCAGGAAGTTGGAGTTGATCGTTACTCTTGAGCCTGAGATCGAGTCAGTGCCTAGAATTTCTGTAATGTTTACTGTTGCCATTTTATTATTTTTATTTCTTTTTGAATTGAAATATATATCTACATCTCAGACAACACTTAAATATGGCAATACTCAAAAATGAACTTACCATAATGGACATCAAAGACATATCTTTAAGTCCAAAACAAGTGATTTATTCCAAGAATATAGACAATTTTACTAGCATCAAAAAAATCAATCAGATTAAGGATAGTCCGTGCGGTTACTACAAAAAATAAATATAATATGGCTAACAGAAAAAAAAGAATTAGTGACGAAGAATTTTATGAAACGTTCCCCCCGGGATACCAATCTCCTAATGTATCTAAATTTGATCTACAAAAATTAAAAGTAGATTTCAAATTTAAAAACGAGAGTCAAAAAAATCTAATAAATTTAATTAATGGAAATAAAATCACTATCGTGGCTGGTCCAGCTGGAACAGGAAAAACTTATCTAGCATGCGCACAAGCTTTAAAGCTTTTAAAAACGGACCAAAGATTTAAAAAAATAATTCTAGTTAAAAGTGTGACTGTTTTAGAAGGGGAGGAAGTAGGATTTCTTAAAGGTGATCTTAAAGAAAAAATGTTGCCATTTACTATATCTTTCCTCGATAACTTCCATAAAATAATCGGGGAGGGATTAACTCAAGCGATGCTGGACCAGAACTACATTGAGGTTTTGCCGCTAGCTTTTATTAGGGGGAGATCAATAGATAATGCAATTATAATTGTGGATGAAGCTCAAAATATAACTCAAAAAAATATGAGATCCACAATGACCAGAATAGGTACGGACACCAAGATGATTATTACAGGGGACACCAAACAGGTAGACATGAAAAACCCAAAGCTATCATCGCTTGACTTAGTTGTTAAAATCTTCCAGAATAAGGATAATATTGGAACAATGCACTTTGGTATTGGCGATATTGTCAGGGATCCTATAGTAAAATTAATAGAGGAAACTTTTGATGAATGGGATGAGAAAAACTCAAAACAAAATAAAGAATAAGTCTTTTACGGCTTATTCTTTATTAAACGTAGAATCCGGATTATCTGGTATAATTATAGCAGATCCAAATTGACCCTTATTAGTTCTCATTATTTCAATTTCTTGATTTATTAGATCCCTACCTAATCTCATTGCTTTGTAATCTCTAGCAATAAAAGGAGGATTAGGATATCCATAGTCGATAGAATCTACAAAATCCGGCCTTTTATCATCCGGCCTTTTGTCTTTGTGATTTATTACTTTTATAAATCCTGCCTTAGAAACTTCGTAAACATTACCCTCTGAATCTTCTACCTGATTGTATATAGTATAATAGCCTGGATTTACGAACGTATAAATAAAATAAGGGCTTTCTTTAATATTAAGAAATTCCTCACCCGTTTCAGGATTACTTAATACCCATTTATTATTTGTCTTACCGTAAATATTAGAAGCATAATTATTAAAAATTACAGTGGACAGTAACGGGATTTCCATATAACTATCTGTCGAATGAACATCGCACCAAGTCCAAGCACCTGAACCTGGTCTGGATATAATATTACCTAAGTTTATACCAAGTTCTGGTTTATATTGTTTTATTATGGAAGAAAATCCTGCAGTAGCACCAAAATATATTAGACTTCCCGTTCCCCCTGTAGTTCCGCTAGTATTTATACCTGACGAAAATAGGTTAGATGAGCTGTCTTTAGTGAATGCTATATCGCCAGTGAATAGGCCTAAATTTTCTAGATCCAAATTTTTACCTGCATTATTTGTCTTCAATAAAGCTACGTTATATCCGGTTAATCCTGGCGTGTTTATCTGATATGATGATATGAATTGATTGTTATCTAATTTATCAAAATATAAAATTTCCATCTCCCTATCAAAGACACCAGTCTTATTTGAGAATATATTCTTTACTGTTCCCTGGTCAGTTATCTCTGCAGTATAAAGATAATTATCTCCAGTCGATCCTAGAATTATCTGGCTTCCGAAATAACTACCTGTTATACCCTGTCCATAGTCACCTATTATAGTGTTTACGCAGTATCCAGACTTATCTTTGGCTGAATATATTTTATCTATATTTCCGTTTGCAGATGTTCCTCCTATATTTATTACTCCCCCTGTTATCCCATTTCCTGTTGGCCCCGATATTATGTAAAAAGGATAGCTGCTATATGGAGAGGGCGATGGGTGATAAACGTTTAATCCGAACATGCTAAAGTTACCTTTAGATTGTCCTGTAATCAAAACACCCGTTTCGTTATCTGATGATTTTATCCCGCTTATGTAAAAACCCCCGGTAGTTCCTGTAGTATTTATGACATTATCTAGAGCAAGATTATCGCAATCCAATTTTACGTAAGACCCAAAGGTATTCTCTGATGCATTGCCTATAATACTAGGTGATGTACTTAAATCATCATTTCTATTCCAAGCATTTTTTAATGTGTCAAAAGTGACCGGGCTACTTGCTTCGTGTGTAATAGCAAGATTCACATAGTATCTACTGGAATCTATTGATGTGTAAGCAGTTCCCCCTGGATATGTTGATGTTGGTACGAAATGTCTAAATGAATTTATTTTATATGCTTTTTGTACTGAATTGTTATAATCTCCAGTAACACCAGCAAATGATGAAATGTTACCTAGATCTCTTCCTATTTTAGCTACAAATATAGCTTTAGAATTTTGCTGGGACGTATTATTATAAAGTGTATATGGATAAACTACTGGGAATCTGTCATATATGTAAATACTAACCGGTGTTCCGTTAGTGTAATTATTAACTGCATTAGTTGAACCGTATTGATAAGTAACCCCGATACTGAAAGAATCCGAATCTCGGTAAATCTGATCTATTCTATAATAGGAGATGTCAACGGAATCACTATCTACATCTAGTTCTATAGTTTGTCCTGTTAATATATTGCTAATAGTAGAATACTGGTTAACACTGGAGGAATCCGTGAAATTAAGGTAGATTCTGTTAACAGTATTATAATTTCCGCCATATCCTGCAGTTACGCCGATAAATCCTAGATCGCAATATGTTGAGGCGACAGTATCCTTATTACCAATAGAAAGATCCCATATTGCGGAAAGAAGAACTGCTCCCGTATCGGGAACCCCTATTCCTGCTATAGATCCAGAAGTTGCACCGGGTACCATAGGGTTAGTAACTCCTATCGGAGAACCTGTTGCTCCAGTAGGTCCACTTAGATTTTCATATGCGCTCCATACATACTCGCCAACTTCTATAAACTTATCAAATGTTCCGGAAGCATATAAATAAAGACCATCTTCACTTGAACATATACTTTGGACATCAGTACTAAATCCTCTAAAAGGAAGTATCGAATCAACCTTTCCGCTTTCCGAATAAGCGACTATAAATCCGGTTTTACCGTTATTTGCGGTATTGTATGTCGAAGAAGTACTAGAATTTAAGCTAGGACCAACACCAGATAATATAGCTGGTGTATTGTCTGCGTAATAGCCGAATTGAACCGAATAACTTCCGGTGTATATGTCGGGTATAACACTTCCCGCGATGTAGTATTTATTTTCACCAAAGAATGTTTGAGATGTAGATGATGTTACGTTAACCATACCAATATTACCTGATGCTCCAGAAATATACGAGATTGCTTCATCCCAAACAGGTGCTTGTATGCTTTCGGTTATCTGATCTTCTTCAAATGTTGGGATCGGCCAATTATTCCAATATGCTTGTTTACCAGCTCTTCCGTCAGCTATATCACTTAGCTTAGTTGTCAAAAATAAATTATCTAGGTCTAATCCAGGATGCTTGTATGCTAAAAAAGAATTATCATAAACCATCCACTCAGGATAATCCCACGTGTATTTGTTTATTTTTGGCAAAGGTGCGCCTCCCCCGGTAGCAGTATAATATGTGAAGTTCCATCCAGTAGCTCCTGCGTATTTTGATGATCCATAAACGTGGGGTAGATCGTAATCGAAATTTGAAAGAGTATTATAACCAAGAACCCATAGGTCATTTTCGTGTATAGTGAGATTATCTTGTGTTGTATTATGTCCTATTATCTCTATACCAAGAACACCATTGGAGGGTAAGGCGGAATTAGAATTATTAAATTGAGTGTGTGTAGTGCCATTGAAATGCCAAAGCCCGGTACCGAGTCCAAGCTCGCCATCTCCTTTGGAGTAGAAAACGTGGCCATTTTCTCTTGCCTTTATAGATGTTATTGGGCCTCCGCTAATAGAGTAATTCCAAAATTCTATGCCATCGAAATAAGAAAGTCCAATATCTGTCCCTATCCAAAGGTTACCATTTTCATCAAAATCTAAGCAATAAATATTATCTGATATTATCCCACTTGTGCTTGAGTTATAGATCTTTGCTTGTTGAATGTATTTAGATCCGTTTGTTAGTGTAAGAGTCTGTAGCTTTCCCTGCGGAACTACAAAGAGTCCTTGGGAAGTACCCATATAGTATAAATAGTCCTTTCCGCCATATCCCTTTGTTTTTATATCATAAATATGTGGCCAGGTGTAATCATCAACGGTTTCATCCCATTTATCAATTTCTTTAAAATAATAAAATAACCTTCCTCCGGTAGCTCCTTTAATTCTAGTGTAAGCAGATGCACCTGTACCCCCTATTCCGTTAAGAGGATTAACGAAAGCTAAAATATCGTCACCGAAAGGACAGGCATAAACCAGGGAGACCTCTTGAGGCTGATCGAATGTACCTAATGCTTGGAATGTCCAATTGCCGCCCTCGTCAACATTGTTGGTATTAATCCAAAAAACAGCAACCTGATTGAAATTACCCGCTGTTGGTCCTTGTGCAACACCAACCCAAGCTTTATCATCAGGATCTATCGAGATAGATCTAGTATCTAAGTAATACGGCGAAACTTGTGGAACTGCAGAGTTTGTGCTATTATAATATTCCCAACTTGATCCATTAAATCTTCTAACATCCTGTCCCGAAGCCCAAACATAAAATTCTTGGTCTAAATCTATCTGATTAATATAAAGTGAGCTGCTTGGCATTTATTTTTTTTTAAATTATATTCTATATATTTGAATTACTATAATTGGTATATTAGCAATTAAGGATTTCCGAAATACCAGCCTCTTACTGGGGTATCAGCTGAAGTGTACACTGTCTGATATGGGTTAGCTATCCTATTAGTGTTAAAAGAGATCCAATTTGAAATCCCAGGAGAGGTTGGTGTTCCTGGAAAAACATAAGGAGGCCAAGGTCCATTATCAGTTAAATCCACTGCTACTATATAAGGTCCAGTCCCTCTATCTATAATAGAGATCTTAAGTCCATTGAAAGCATTTACATCGTATGCTCCCAAGTCATACGCCCATGCGTAATCGGGAGAGGCTGAAGCAACTATATTGGAATCATATCCAGCTGAAATTAAAGCTCGGTTTATTAATGTTGCAACACCAAATCTTAATCCAGAAGTTGTATCCTGCATAACTACTAAATTACCATCCGGACTATTCCCTGGTGATCCCCCTGAGGAAATTGTAACGGGGACTGTAATATCTTGTTCAGGCTCTATCATATCAATTGATCCAGAACCGCTGAATTTTATTGTTAAATAAAGCTCTATTTTTAATCCCGTATTTGTAAACTGACTGGAGGGTAAACAAGCTCCACCTTTACCTCCACTCGCTCCGGTTGCTCCGTCAAGGCCTACACTATAAGCTACCGGGGATCTACCTAAACCTATACTTAATTCAAGAGCTCTGGAAGACTGATATCCTATGGAAGCTTCATTAAAAATCAGAGATTCGACCTGCTTAGCTGTCCAATACCTGTTAATTAATAAATTTTTAGCGTATGCGTTTGTATCTGCGAAATAAAATACATAACTAAAATAAGTACCAAGGTCTTCAGGGATCATATAATTACCCTGTGTGTATCTGGTTAAAGATCTCCATCCTGTCTGTGTAACTCCAAGAGCATCAAAGGCAGAGCTTGAAGCAATGTATTGTCCTCCAAACATTCCGCTGTTTGTAAACTCTATATCTTGTGAAGAAGACCAGTAGGTAGTAGTTTCTCCTTGAGCCCTAAATTGTGTGTTGTTTATAGGGAGGTATGATGCGTAATTAGTATCTACAAGATAGGCATTACCTGAACCAGCCATACCCAATGTTCCCACAGCTGCTCCTGTGTCACTAACATTATAGTAATTAGTTCCTGCAGTGAAACCCGACATTAGGTAATTATAAGGCTCGAATCCGCCATTTTTGCTGTATGTAACATTCACGTTGGAAGACGATGTGTTTCCCAAAGCGCTATTGAAAGCAACAGATGATGTTGAAGTGTAAGTTGAATACACAGCACCAGATTCAGATCCAGTTAAATTCAGCCAGCTGTAAAGGGGGGTCTGCTCAGATTGCGACGTTCCGGTAAATCCGGTCACCCCAGCAAGGATCCAGCTATAATAAGAAAGATTCCCGGTAGATCCTGCTGCAGTATAGCTTACAGATGTTCCCATGGGTACTGATGAAACAGTATCAACATTTGTAGATAACGTAACCGAAATATTCTCGGGTGACACAACAATTATATTCGATTCTTCTTTGGTAGAGCTATTAGTTTCTACTCCTTTATATACTGTCAAGGAAACATTAAACCCTAAAGATGATGGTGAAAGATATCTAACAATAGGATTGGTATCAGCGGAAAATGTTGGGCTTCCCCCAGAAAAACCCCAACGTCTTCTTGTTGGATTTCCAACTGAGGCATCTTGGAATAAAACGTAATCCCCCTGGTTTATCGATAGTGACATTGAAAGATAAGATAATTTAAACTATATATCCACTATAAAAGGATCATGGATAAGTGCCGTAGGTAAAACCTGCAATAAGCAATCCGCTACCCCCTATAATCGAAGGTGGAGCAGAGCTGGCAGAAACAGAAACGTTTGAATTATTTATTATTACATTTATAGGTGGTGTATCTAAGGGAAGATTACCGCTTTCATTTGGGATAGGTCTATAGTAAAAATTCTGTATATTTGGATCAGAAGAGTTATTTAATTGATCTGCAAGTTCACCAATAGTTAATGACGATGCTCCTGGCTGTATTGTCATTCCGATAGGATACGGATAAAATTCATTACCTGTGCTGATTTTTATAAAATCCCCAGGGGTTATATTATGTAATTCATATCCACCGAGCCAGTCATTATTAAACTCATAATCAAACCACGTGTGTGCATAACCTTCGTCCCATGCATTATCAGTAAATATGTTCCAGTTTAATTTTTTAGTCCCCCAGTATTTTAAATTTGCATTAGGTAAATCCGGGCTAGATTCAGACCAATACACATAAGATTCGATTGGACTAACTCCACCACTCAATCCAGTAGAACTAGAAATTACAGAAAGAGATCCAGTAGCTTCATAGGTAAGTTGAACCCCATTTTGATCAGCACCCAATTCATCAGGTGCGCTGATAACTAACGTAACATTAGGGGAGTTTCCTGGATCTGTACATGATGCAAAATAATCTGGATATGTTCTAAGCGAGTTAATGGACGATGTGATAGCATTCACACTCCTATATAAAGAATCTCCAGATTCGCTAGATCCTACCAATCTTCCGCCTACATATACTGAAATAGAACCTGCTCCTGTAGCATATTGATTTGGGTATATTAAAGAATATACTGATAATCTAGTAGGTCCAGCTTGATTAATTGTATAACTCCATGAACTTTGGATTATTATCGGTATTTTAAAAGTATTATTAGATCCGTCGGGTACTATTATTGTCCATTTTCCAACAAGCTGAGGTATAGTTCCAAATAATGTTACTTCATCACCTGTTTGTAGACCATGATTAGCAGAACAAATAACGGTGGCAAAACTATATTGGCCAGGGATTATCTGATATGAAGTTATTTCGGTTATGGTTATATTAGATTGGGTAAGAGAAATATATCCAGTTGCTCCGATAGGATCCGCATTAACTTTAACATAAGCATCCTGTCCTTCTTCTGATTTATTGCCATAAGTTGCAAAATCTAAAATCTCACTAGGTATTGTTTTTTCTAAAACCTCTATAGATTCACCTTCAGCTGGATATTCCCAGATTGAGTTATAATCTTCCCAACCTTTAAAAACATTTCTCCATGTATAATCTTCAACTTCTCTGTATCTTGTCCAAGCATCTATATCAACGATTTTAGGGTTAACCGTTATAGCTCCATTTTTTATTGCTACTGTTTTAGCGTTAAAAGCGTCATAGACGTTGCACGTTACTTGATAAACCCCAGTGTATGGTACAAAGTGGGCTAAGGTATAAAAGTCCAGTATAGAGCCTCTAAATTGAAAATTATAAGGGCTTCCTTGCTGTGTCGCTGGCTTGTTCACTATCCATTCGATATCAACCATATTAGAAAAATCAACATTTTTCCAATTCAATAAAGAATAGTTTTGTATGCTTGAAAATAGTGATGCCTCATCGGTATTTATAACAGTAGAGTTATCAAGGAAAATTGTATAAATACCCGTCGAATAGCTAACCGCAGTTACTGTACCGAACACGTTTGTTGGCTTATATAAAACCCTACTTCCGACTTTAAATACAGGGGTCAAAAGAGAAGACCAATTTATATTCAATTCATCCCATGACCATCTATCCAAAATAAGTTCCAAAACTATTGGCATTCCTATAGGGGTCTTATAGGTCAATCCTGTTATCGGATCAATATAAGCAGGCGGATCATATTTCCCATCACCAAGTTGTAATAATTCTCCATTCTGCTTCAGATCATAAAAGTTACTAATAGCGTTTAGCAATGAATCATTCTGAGTTGGTGTATAATACTGTTGATTTGAAAGCGGATCTATTGTATTTCCAAGATCCGATAATTCGGATGGAGCTACATTTATAACTCCATTTAAAAGAGATTTATTATTGGATGAATAGTAGTAAACAGGAGATGTTTGTTGTGGGCTTACATTCCAAATTAAACCGGGTCCTCCCGAGGTAACACCATTATTAGTTAAACCGATAGGGTCAACTTGAGATAGTAGTGGATCTGTGGTTATATAAAAATCAAATCCTGCTGTAGAAAGACTAAATTCATAGGTCTTTCCTGCGTTAATATTCAATACAGGATTTGGTCCTGATAAGCCAGTTGCTCCGGTAAGTCCAGTTATGTATATGGCACTTCCTGTACCACCCAATACACTTGTCTGAACATTAAAATAATTATAATATGAAGAAGGGGTTTGTATGGATGTACTTAGGGGTCTAATTGAAAAGTTCCTAAGATCCTCAATAAATCCAAAATCTGGTGTAACTTTAATATCAGTATAAAAACCAGAATCAATATCAGGTCTTTGCATAATATCAGTCCATGCTTTGGTATTATAAACATTAAAGTAAATTCCCTCCCCTGTTATATCTATAATTCTAGCATTTAATGGTAAATAATCTCTCTTAAGTCTTTCCTTAAGGGCAAACATTTTTATAAGGACCTCTTCCTGAGTGAATTGAAAAGAATCAACTACTTCTGGATATCCATAGTCCGAATCATATCCTGTCGTTTTGTTTATATCGTAATAAAGTCCAAACAAAGACGTTTTTTTATAGGTTCTACTAGGCAGTATTGTATTGTCTGAAGAAACGTCTAACACATATTGTCCATCTGAATTCGGCCCGTATGTTTGAACTAATTTATATTTTCCTGAATTAGGATTATCTAAAACATCTCCAATCTGATAGCCCTGGCTATATCCTTTAGACTGCTGTTGTTTTATTGCATCAAGAAATCCTTGATTTTGCTGTAACGGTGATTCTAATCGTGCGCTCTTATATTGGAGATTTAACCAATATTCCTTTATTCTTAAATCCTGATATCCAAAAAATCTGATTGCATTTATCAAACCCTTATAACTACCTAGATATGGGAAAATCTCCTCTCCAGCTATTAATAATTCTTTTCTTTTGTCGTTTATCTCTATGTAATTAGGTAAAGGCTCCTTCGGATCATGATCTCTAAGTATAATCGAATCTTCAGGGTAAAAAGCTCTTCCCATGTTTTGTAACATGACGCTAAACCTTTCGTCCTCACCGACAATTTCTCCATAGAAATCCATCTCAATAATTTTTTCGGGAGTTCCTGTACTAATATCTTCTATGATTAATTTCCTCTCGTAGATATTAGAAGCTAAATCTGTTGCATTTATTGCAACGTTTATAGATAAAGCCTCGGAATTTACTACTGATGTTGAGACATATCCGCTTCCTGTGAGTGTATCTGCAGAATTTGAGTCTACACTATAAACTATATTGGGATAACTGATTATCAAAGGTTGGCCGTCTCCGCCTTCCATTTGATTCTCTATTTTATAAGTGAATATAATCTCAGATACATCAGTCTCACCATAACTATCATTATACCATCTAGATCTCCACTTAGCAGCGGTAGCTCCAGTAGCCCCTGTATGCGGAAGTCCATATTCTAAAGTACCAGAATTATTAAGTGTCTGAACAATGAATATTTGCTGGTTCTCGTAAAGTCCGGAAGAAACTGGATCGAAATATATGTTACCCTTAAAATAACCGCCTGGCCTATTTGTGTAAGCTGTAGTGAAATATATTTGATTATTTAGACTTATTAATCTTTGTCCGTTTATAGCATCAAGTTCAAAGCTAACCCTTAGGTAAGTGGAGTTATTAGTTATAGAGGATATCTTTGCTTCAAATTCGCCTTGACCTACGATTCTACCTTTAATGTATACGTCTGCACCATTAAGTATGTAGTTATTTATTTCTAATCCCCACTCAAGAATGTTAAATCCATTTAGATCTTCTATATTCAGATCAATATAACCAGGATCAACATCAAGTTGACTAACAGAAACCTGCCCAGATGATGAAGATGAAGATGATGTTACATAGGTAAAATTATGATCGAGATTACTCGGTCCGGTTGCACCTATATAATCGAAGTTTAATGGACTCCCGGTTTTATCGTAAAAATTAAGCCTCCTATAGAAAAATTCTGACATATTTTAAAAAACTCTTTTATTATTTTTTTTAACGGTGTAATTGACAAAATTCTTAATTTGCTTAGTTGTTTCAACTAGTCCAAAAACTACTCTGTTAAAATATCCAAGTATCCCTTCTTTAATAGGATCTCTATAAAGAACATTAGACAAAGATCTTTTTAATAATTGATCTTTATAATCAAATCCATTATAAAGATTGTCATTAAAGCTATCCCGTATATCATAAATGTTCTGAGTGGGATCAAATTCATAATATCTCCTTTCTACTGGAATTTTAGGCATTGATTTCATTATAGACTTATATTGAATTCCATCTGAGCACGGGGAATATCTATATTCACCTAGACCACTTGATAATATTCTTCTGTATCCAGAACAACCTATATTATAGGCTCTATCAGAAGCAAGCTCTGCAGTAGGATAAAAATCCTTTGGATCATAAAAAGTAGTGTTATCTGTTCTCGGTTTTATCCCAGATACCGTATAATTTACTCCTTTTTTTAGATCAGGGAAAAATGGTGAATAATTATCCATTAGCTATTTTTTATAAGTTGTGATTTCATATCGGCATTTAAAGACATGTTAAAATTAACAGGTATTATTTTGGTAATGCTTATATTAAGAGCTCCGGGCTTACCTTGTATTATACCTTGCTGATAATTTGTACCATTCCTATCCGTCCATCCACCTCTTAAAACAATCAATTCACCTCTTCCGATTACCACATCGCCAAATTCGTTCAGGCCTATTTGTTGTTGTAACTGGGCATCAGAAACATTGGTTAAACCCCTCATGAGCGTTTGATTTTCTTCATTTGCTTGACCTACAAAATAAAAAGAAACAGAGTCAACGCCTTCTACGGATTCAACAATAGCAATCATATCTGATTTTGGAATAAAGTCTCTTCTTTTTAAATTGAGCATATATTCCGAGATTTTCTTCCTTATCGTTTGTCTTATTGTTTCTGGATCATACCCTTCGAACATTGTGATAACAACATTTGCTATGAATCTTTTTATCTGTGGCTCAACTATTCTAACAACCGTTGTTGCGATCATAGATCCGGAATCCTCAATAAGATTTATCACTTTATTTTTTTGATTAGTTGTAAGTAAAAAATCAGATACCGGAATATCGAAGTAATCTTCATTAGAAGAAATGTTTAGGGTTATGTCAGGAACCAAGAAAATATAAATTACGTTATCATCATCAAGATAATCATCATCGAAAGTAGAAAAAGCTTGAATCTGAGAAAATATACCCAGCTTGTTAAGAAAAATCTCATAATTCTGCGCATTAGCAAAAACAAAAGACCTGCTGGTCTTTGGAGCGACTAATCTTATAAGATTTACTGTCTCCGGATTTGTACCAAACGATGGATCTACAGAATTAAAAGCATCCATATAATTATTTAAGTCTACCTCATTTCCAAATAGATCTGTCCCGGTAGTAACGAATTTGTAGGTTAGCGGTTTTTCTCTAGTGGAAATAGCGTTTCCTGATCCACCAGAGGTCTGAAGATATTCTATTCTTATTCTCGATCCCCTTTGAGGAACCATACCAAAATTAGAATTACCAAAATAAACGTCCAATCCTTCCTGGATACCTGTTCTAACAATAAATCCCTTTCCGTTTAAAGGTATATCATATAGGGAATCGTACCTTCTCCATTTTTCCTCATTAACATAAACATCAACATAGAATTGATCAAGATAAGCTCCAGAAGAAGACGGGAGATTAAAACTTTGCAAAGCGTTTCCCGTTCCGGTTACTACGGAACTAATAAAATCTCCCTGTGCTACTTTAACTCTAAGAGGGCTTGGACTACCGCTAAGCTGAATAGTTACCCTTGAAGATCCAAAAATTAAAGAATATAATTTTCCATTTTCCTGACATCTTATCTGTGCGTGATTATTTATTATAACGGCACTTCCGCCAATATCTGATTGCCTTCTATTCCAGGATAAAGTTACTTCACCCTGAGCAGTGCTTGCTCTTCCTGGGTCATATCCAGCAATTCTAGCCAAACTTCTAACAGAATAATCCCTAGTTGCTTGCTCGATATTTAATTCTGTTATCGAATCCTCTATGAAATAAAGGATCATCTGGGAAAGGTTTTGTAAAACGAATAAAATCTGTCCCCATGCAGATGCTACAGTAAACAGATTAGTTGTTTGGTTATAAGTGTCCTGCAAGAAGGAAAACGTGTCGTTTAATAGACCGTTAATAAGGACATTATTCTTCTTAAAAATATTCATTTCTCTATATTAGGTTATTCTTAGTGTAACTAGAGGACTTAATCCTCCATTTACCGGTATTTTAAAATCTATTGTTGCTATATCTCTTTCTGTTCCGACATAAAATTTAAGATCATAAGAGCCTCCGAGTTTTCCAAAAAGAGGTATATACGTTTTTAAAAATAGACTCAATTCGTTTCTTATACTAGATTCAGATAAATTTAAACTAAATATAAGCTCCTCTAGATTAAGTCCGAATTTGGTATCACCTAATACTTCACCCTTGTTTGTGAGAAGCATCATTTTTAATTGACCTATGCAAATCTCCACCGGGTCGGTTGTTTCGATCTGGTATGGGTTGTAGCTTGGGTCTAATGGATCCCTGTTATAAATCTCTCTCATAAATATTACTTTATTATATATCGCATTTTTTTATTCCTATAAAAACATAGAACAAAATAAAATTTTATA